TGGCCACATTTAAAACCGGCGTAAATCCTGTTACTAATTGCCCAAGAGACAAGAACAGATCAGAAACAGCGGCATTAAACCTCTTCAACTGTTCCTGTGGCGTATCCTTCATCTTGTCATAAGCCACAGTCGCGGCCCCAGCAGCATTCTCCATACCTTTAAGCGAAACTTGTAAACCTTCAAAATTATTCGTTAAGGCAAGAACCGCTTTTTGCGCTTCAGCATCCGGGACAATCTCCCGCATTTGGGCTACAGTTAACTTAAGCTTTGATATATCACCCAGTGTTTCCGTCAGACCTTTCCATTCAATCCCCATATTTTGCATCGCCTCAGCAGCTGCAGGAGCGGGGGCTGCAAGGCCACGAATAGCACCATTCAATGCGGTCACAGCTTGCGGCGTATTAATACCAGCTTTCGTCATGGCAGCAATAGATGCAGAAACCTCTTCAATGCTAACGCCAGCGGCGGAAGCAGTCGGCAAAACGTTGCCCAGGGAATTGCTTAATTCAGGGATAGTTGTAACGCCGTCCTTGACAGTCTGAAACAGAACATCAAACACACCGCCCAGGTCATCCACCTCAAGACCGTAGGCATTGATAACGGACAACCCAAGTTTGGCTGCTGTGCCCGTATCTGTCACACCAGCAATGGCTGCTTTAGTCGATAGTTCCATCACTTCAACAGACTTGGAATAATCTACGCCAGCGGAAATGATACCGTATATAGCCTCTGTGGATTCTGTTGCGGATCGGCCAAGTGCAACGGATGAAGAACGGATAGAATCAGAGAGCGCGTCAAGCTGCGCTGGCGTTACATTGATAAGAGTGTTTACCTCGGCCAACTTTTGAGCATAATCAGAAAACGCCACTGCACCAACGGCTGCAGCGCCACCGGCGGCAACGAAGCCAGCGCCTATGGATTTCCCTGCTAACTCTACGGCTGCTAATTGATTTGCCAGCTTTGCGGCATCCTGTTCCGCAGTTTTGAGACCCTCGGACATTTTGCCAGTGGACCCGACAATGGCTTTGCTGGCATCATCAAAGCCAGCTTTAGCACCCTTGGCCCCAGCTAGAAATTTCTCGTTTGCAAGCTTAAGGATAAACTCAATTGAGTTACTAGCCATTATTTATCGCCTTTTCCCGCCTCTTCAATGGCGGTAATAAATACACTATAAGGGTAATCCCACACACCAACATGGCCGAAGCTTACAAGCTTGCAAGCGCATTTCTCTAGCTCTTTGGCAGTGAGACTTCCGCTATTTGCGCGCTTGTTCTTGCTTCGAGAAACCTTTGCTGGATCAGGAAAAAAGGGGCGTTCATGCGTTTGCATACCTCCAAAACTTTTTCAATATCGGAGTTTGTCCAGTCGTCCATATCTGTAAGCTTTAGATCAGTCATAAGCGCCAAATCCTGGAGCGTGGTTCCCTCAATGCACAGAACACCCATAGATTCCACAATTGATTTTTCCTGGTGTTTCTTTTCGCGCTCACCTTCAAGCAGCCATCCCCGAACCTCCGCCACGGTTAATTCCTTAACCGTGACGGAAGCCCCCCCGCTCAACTCAACACTTTCAGTAATTCTCATTACGCTTCAACCTGCTGGACAACGTAGTACTTAGACAATGATCCCCCAACTTTGGTGTCATCCACCAAGACTTCCCCTGTTATATCAAGCGGGACAAAATCCTCACTGATCATTGACATTTCATCGGAAGCTCCGAATTTGACACGATGCGCAGTTATAACTACGGGGGTATCGCTCTGTGCGGAATTCATTCCGTAAAATTTACAGGTGTACTCAATGCCGGAATTGATAAGCGCTTCAACATTGTTATAGGCTCCATATGAGTAACTAATATGGAGAGTATCTCCATCACCAATAGAACCGGTTGAAAGAATGGTTATCAGTCCAACACTGCTGACCGTATAATCAGTGTCGAGAACATAGGTGGTTACATCGGTTACATCTTTTACAACAATTGAAGTCGGGCTAAGATGGTCAAGCACTATACGGCGATCTTCAGCATGCCAGCCTTTATGAACTTCACTAACCGCAGCGCCAGAAGCTATTGCAGCTGCCGTGCCCTTTGATCCCATAGCAATATTTGAAGCTGTACGGTCATACATAGATAAAGACAGTGCCACGCCGGTTATGATAGTCTTGCTATTGGCTTTTCCACCTGCAGAGTTGGTGTAATCCAAGACAAATTTTTCATCTTCGGTATGCGCCAACTTCATCTCGCCACAATTGCCTATTTTCCTGTAACCGTCCGTATCGTCATACGGCTTTACAAGGAAATCTCCATTCCCCATAAACGACTGTTCTTTTAGAAATAGACTCATTTTTCCTATTCTCCTTTATATTTTTTCTTACGTTTAAAGATGTTTTTCACATCTTCACTATTTTCAATCTCGCCACTTTCAATAGACTCAGCCGAGCCAACTGATATTAAAAAATCAATATCAGGCTTCGGCCATTCAACCTTATCCCCAGCTAAATGCGGTAAGCCTTTAAACCATACCGGCTTTAAAAGCTTTGCTCTTTTTGTTTCTCGCATTAATTCACCACTCCAATTCTGTAACGAGTAAAATAAATTGTATGGCCCCCTGCAATAACTTCACCAGGCGCTGGCACTAACCACATACGCGAACTGGCCTTAATTCCTGTGGGTTTCCATCCATGTAATGCCAATATTATTTTAGGCATTATTGAACCGGCGGAAGCGCGGCCCTTACTGCCATATTTATCATTTGGTGATTGCACTACAAGACCAACAACCCAATGCTGGAAAATCTGGGCAGGATAAGTTCGCTTGCTTTCATTGCTAACATCATAACCGTCATAAACGATCCAAGCGGACGGAGCTCGCTTTTCATCTTCAAACGTGGCAGGGTTAGACGTATTTCCAACGGCTACCAGTTCCGGAACTTCGGCTTGCAATCGCGTAACCATAGCCGCGCCTACGTCGAAGAAATCATCAAGCATTGTTAACAGCCTCCTCGATGTAATCGGTCAATGTTTCGATTGCTACATCCTGCCACTTCTCCGGCAAGCCATCGGATTCGTTGGGAATCATCGGCCGGGCAGGTATAGTTACCTTCTTGGCAAAATACCAAACATCTTTGACTTTCCACGCCAAGGATTGATGCTCTTGCCCTGATTTTTTACTACCCACCTTTGATTGTAATCTTGTAGCTTTCAAAGGAACTATCACAGCGCCAAAATGGTGTGTTGCCGCATACGGAGTATTAGTTCCCACAACAATACTTTTGCTGGTTGTTTCCGCAGTGAATGATTGCCTTAAATGCCCAGTGTCTTCTAACGGCTTCCCTTTGCGCATCTTTAGCGCTTCCCATTTATTACCATAGGGGTCTTCACTTAACCTAAAACCAAGGCGCACTAGTGAAACAAAATCTTGGCCTATCTCTTCTGCAGCTTCATCAAGATTGAGACCTGCCAGAGTTATGGCCGCAAGTTTTTTGTCAATATTTTGAGTGATATTGATTTGAATGCTCATATCAATAGCCGATCATGTCATTATCAGTAAATTGTAAAACACCGTCATAATGTTCCGGCCCGCTAGTTGTTTCACTTGCCGGGATATCACCTAGTGATACATCACCACTTTTAACCTCATCAAGAAATTTGATAGCGTTGTCATACGCTTCCTTGACTCTGTCCGTTGCCTGATCATCGTACAAATAATATCTAGCAATGTCGCAAGTGATGCGGACAAGAAAACCAGGAACAACAGTTAAAGGCAAAGTGTATCGCTCACCGATGTACGTATCTATCAGCTCGCTTGCATCGTCAAGTGCAACAGCGACAGCCCCGGCATCTTCTGGCGTTGCAGTGATTTCACTTGTGCCAAAACGTGTTTTTAAATCGTCGCTAGTGGCGTAGGCCATGATTAAGGCAGTGCAGCATAATTAGCCGCAAGGTTAGTCTTTAACGTGTTATATGCGGTTATTAGCTGTGCACTTTGAGCGGTTGATAAATCAACAGATTCATTACCGATGTTGATATTTCCAGCTTTATGCCTTTCGACCAACTGAATCATACGATTGATATTTTTTTTCATAGCATGC